CAGATTTGTGCTACTACTTCTACCAATCAGTGAACCTGCTACACCATCTCCAGTTTGCAGGAATTGTATAAAGTTATTTCCATTTTCTAAAATGGATAGTTTGTAGGTTGGGTTCGTATTTCCGATGCCCACGTTTCCGCTGCTGTTGATACGCATGCGTTCTGTGTTAGCTGTAAGGAATGTAACAGGGTCTGATGTTGTTGAACCTATACTAACACTAGAATTTCCTGCTCCCATAAACAAAGAAACATTACTGGGAGAATTATCGGTTACAGTTATCTGTGCTGATGAAGCACCTGCAACATTAATACCATCAGCCGTCAGAGTGCCAGTAACATCCACGCCTGTGGCTGTGGTGGCGAGTTTGGTTGCATTGTCATAATTTAATTTAACATCAGCATTTGCATCTGCCCTTATCATTAACTCGCCAGTTGCAGATTGTACATCAAATCTATCAGATGTTTTTATTGTTAAATAACCAGTACCTACGTCTGAAATATAGCTATTACTACCATCGTGATAAATCTGTAAGTCAGCACTGTCACCCAACTTGATAATATCATTATCACCCATGTTAAGGTGTGTCGTTAGTGTAGTCTCACCTGTAACACCAAGAGTACCTGCTATTTGTATGTTATTAGCAAGTTTATCTCCTGTGACAGCATCGTTGGCTATGTGAGCAGTGTCAATACTGCCATCTACATAGTGTTCAGAGTCCATAGAATTATCTGCTATTTTTGTTCCATCTACGATGTCAGCGGCAAGATGAACTCTGTCAATTGAACCATCAGTATAGTGTTCTGAATTAACTGCGTTGTCAGCTAACTTTGTTCCATCAATAGCGTCTGCTGCAATCTTGGCAGTTGTAACTTGTAAGTTTCCTATGTGAGCAGTATCAATTGACCCATCTACGTATTGGTCACTATCTACAGAGTTAGCTGCCATCTTAGCAAGTGTAACATTTGCATCAGCTATCTTTGCAGTTGTAACATTAGAATCTGCTATTTTGGCTGTGGTAACATTAGCATCTAGTATCTTTGCAGTTGTAATATTAGAATCTAGTATCTTAGCTGTAGTGACGTTAGCATCTAGTATTTTAGCTGTTGTCACTGCATTGTTAGCTATGCCCACTGTATCAATCTGCGGTCCTTCACCTGTAGTGCCATCATGTGAGTGCCCAGTTGAACCATTAAAAGCACCTTGTATGGCATCAAACTCTCCATCAAGGTCGGATGCGTTGATTACGTTACCATCAGCAATGTTGTTTGCTGTATCGTTACGAGTATATCCTGTTCCCATTTTTTATCTCCTAGCGTTAGTAATATACTGCAGGGTAGCAGCGTCTATGGTAAATGTAGTGTCTACATTTGTTTCGTCTGTTTCATATATAATAGATACAGTAAAACCTGAACCTACTGTTTGCACCTCATAAGAAGTTTGTTGTTTTCCACCAAATGAAGATGCTCCAAAACTCCCAGAGCCATATGTAGCAGCGGCTAATGACTCACTAGACAAGAGTATTGACTTAGGTTGAATTGCATTAGGCTGGTCAAAATCAAATTTAAGTGTTTGTCTTAAATCAAATTCACCGTTTGCATCTAAATAAGTAGTACTCTTATATATAGTTTTACGAACTTTTGGGTCACCTAGTGGAATAAATGGTGTAGCAAAAGTTGCAGGTATCGGTGTACCATCAAAACTATTTCCCTGTTCCATACGATACACGTATCCATCACTTCCACTAAAATACACAAATTCATTGCGACCATCATATTCACTATAAGCTACATATGCTTTAAAACCACGTAAGTCATTAAACGATAGTCCGCTTTCTAGTTGAGTTGCTGCAACCCCTTTTGCCGCATTATTTGTGTACCCTAAATTGAAACCAAATATTCTATATTGACTTTTCTCACGAATAACCGTACTCGAAAAACCATTAGGACTAGTATTTATTAAATCTAATATTTCAGCCTGTATAGTTTTTGATACAGATGCAAGACTAAAGTCACCAATTCTATCTGTGGCTGAGAATAATCTTAAACCATCAGGTCCTAAGAATATAACATCACCACCTATTTCTTGAATGGTATCTTCAGCTACACAACCTAAGTCACGAGAAACAGGTTGTAATACGAAGTCAGCTACACTATTACCATTAAGTACATTTATACTACTTTCGCTAAATATAATTAACTGTTCACGGAAAACAATTAAGCCTGTAATCGTATCCGCTATATTAAGTATACCACCTCCATTGGCAATTGTCAAGTCATTATCTTTGTAAGACGCACCAAAAACTAGGTTTTTTCCATTGCCGTACATTATATGATTTTTAAAGTTTACTACAAAACTTGCACCCAATACATCTACTGGTAAAGAAGTTAACCGTTCAAATGTAATTCCATCAAATCTATAAGGTTTATCTGTTCCATCAACAAGTATAAATTTATCTGTACCATCAAAATTATAATTTAAAAATCTTACCTTGCCTGAACCACTTATAGTAACACCTGCACTGTTATATGTTGCATTATCACTTATCTGTGTCCAACCTGACCCACTAGACCTGAATAAGTCATCTCCTCTTACTACATATACTTGGTCACCATACCTATGAAGACCTCTAATAAGACCTGTATTCGGAATAATAGTCGTATCAAACTTTTCGTATCCTTCTACTTTTCTATAACCACCAAAGATAGATGGCTCAAAGTTACGTAGTATACGTGCTGAACCGGGTGCTTGAAATCCTTGCTGATAAGGAGAAAGGTTTGTTATCAAGCCACCTTTAAATTCAAATGAATGGGTTTGCCATGCGTCTGCCATTAGATAACAGACCTAGAGAATCCCATCCTACCACCACCTGTGTTTTGTGGTATCATTGTAGAACGTAAGTAATATGTTCTGTTGATTAATACAATACGCATATTCTTTATGCCTTCATCAAACTTTTGTTTGGCTACCATTGCGTCTTGTGAATTACCACGAAATAAATAAGCATAGTGCATTGCACCATCAACAATAATGTGTTTAAATCTTTCAGGTACAGCAGGAACATCATCAAATAAAATTAAATCTACAGGAACACGATAATACTCATATACTAAAGTATAGGCTTTATCAGGCTCAGGTGTAAGTATGTACTCAAGAGCAGGTCCATGTGCTACCATTTGTGGCACACCACTTCTACCGTTTGTGTTATATTCTTGGTCTACATACTTATCTAAGTATTCTTCATAGGCTATGATGCCTAGTTTTGTAGTTGCGTTGCCTAGTGCTGTGTTTTCTTTTATCCTAAAGCTATCAAAGTCCACTAGCTTTGCATCTTGGGGAAATGAGTATCTTGTTACGTTAGCAGATAAAACATCTTCTTGTTCTACGTGATTAAAGGGCCAATTAAATTCATGTTGGTTAATGTCACGAAGAGATGCATTGATTGCATCCTTTACTTGAGCATAAAAACCTGTAGCAGTAGGAAAATTACTTGAAGTAAGTTCTGTTTCATTTAGTCTGCGATTTACTTGATTGACAAGTTCTAGATAATTATAAGCCATTAATTTTCCCTTATTCTCATCTTAACAGTTCTTTCAGCTTGACTTCCTGTGCTGTCTACTATGTTACAAGTAAAGATATATTCACGGTTAAGTACTCCACCACCTAAATTAATAGTGGCTACTGTATTTGTATTTGTTTGAGCTATGTTTTGTATACTGTCAGTTACAGCATTAGATGACGCAGTTGTTAATGTTTGTCCTGCAGCTAATGTTGTCTTACCTATTTCAGGTGTTTGAACTGACCATGTAACAGAAGATATTGTAGCTGTATCTAAAAACCTAGACCAATCTATACTATAGTCTAAACTTTCATCTGGGTCTTTTGTTGTCCAACGAAATGACATTAAGTTCTCCTATGCCGCAGCTCTTCGTTCAGCCACTGTATCTTGTCTTGGTACGTATACAACTCTTTTTCTGTCGTAGTCATTTGCAACGAAGTTAAAAATTACTCCTGTAACTGTAGGAGTACCTACTGTGAATGTGCCAACTACACCGTCAACACCTGCAGTAGTATGAAGTGTTAGTGAGCCTATAGCACCTGTTGCAAATACACCTGTAGCTATTCGTTCTAGTGGTTGGTCTTCTACTTCACCGACTTGACCTACACCTTCAACACCTGTGGGTGTTACATTGGCTGTACCTGTTGCTGTAACAGTAATTACATTAGATGCTTCATTTGTAATTGTAGTAGAACCATTTGTTCCATCAAAATGAAGTAGTGCTTCTGTACTTCCATCTAAAGAATATGCTTCTGTTTCAGGTGTAAAACTTGCAGCAGAAAGACCTGTTGGTGTAGATGCTCTAAATTCATCTATATATCCTGTAAATTCTTCAGAGCCATTTTCTTTAGCTCCAATTACATAGGTATGAGCATTGTACCCTGCACCTGCTTGCTGACCTCTTTGGAATCCATCTACAAATACTTCGGTAAAGGCAAACCTTCTTTGTAGTCGTATATGATGCCAAGTATTGTTACTTAATTGTCCAGTAACTGACCTAGCTATAGCACCATCTTTAATTACTTGTAAAGTACCACTACTAATACGTAAAGCAAAACCAGAGTTAGAGTTTTGTCCATCCCAAAGATGAGCAGTTTGGCTTGTTAGTGTTGAAGAGTAAACCCAAAAATCTACACCCCATTCTGAACTTGTTAACAGACTTGAAGTGTAACTTGTTGTTACAAAATCACCTGTTCCATCTAATAGTAAACTAGCAGTGCCAAACTTCTTCTCTGCTGTAAAAAGCTGTGCATCACCACTTGCTGTAAAGGGTTTAAGAGGATTAAGTTCCCCTTCTACTCCTGTTACACTTTCTACAACATTAGGCTTAACAGTTCCAATTTGACCTGTAGCTTCTACGCCTGTAGTAATAGATTCACTTGCACCAACACCTAACGTACCAATAGTACCTGTCATAGGCGAACCTGTTACAGGAACACGGTTAATAGACCTAATATCAAGTCCTGCTGCGTTAAGGGTAAATGTTCCTACAACACCTGTAACTTTTTCAATTACATTTTCAGTTACAGTGTTGACAGCACCTGTAGCACTTACTCCTGTAATACCAAAAGCAATGTTTGGTGAAACTGTACCAATCTGTCCTGTACCAACGACACCTGTAAGGCTTACTGTATTAGCAAATTCAAGTGTACCTACAGAGCCTGTAAGAGCATTAGGACCATATAACGGTTCTGTGATGTCTACTTCAAAAGCATTTATATGTAAAGTACGAGTAAGAGCAGTTGCACTGACTCCAGTAACACTAGCAGTAACATTGATTTCACCATACTCAGATGAACCATATATAC